GAGAGGCTGGGGGGTGCAGGCGATGATGAGCTTGCCGCCCAGTTGCGCCGAATCGCTGCGGCCGGACTGACCGGGATCGTTGTCGGCGAGGCCCAGTCGGTCACCGGATTAATTTCAATTGGTGATGCAGTGCGTCCTGAGGCCAGGCAGATCGTCGCGCAACTGCATGAACTTGGCATCGAACAGGTCGTGATGCTGACGGGAGACGGCCGCGCGCCCGCGCAGGCCATCGCGCATGAAAAGTGCACGTTCATCGGGACTACTGATAAGCAGTACGATGATTCGTTCGCTCAGAAAGGCGCAAAAATCGGTTCCGCTCTCCGCGTCCGCAAGCCGAACCAGTACGTCCGCACGCAAGGTTCCCGCGTCATGGACATCCAGGATCAGGACGAGGCCACCCAAAGCATCACTCTGGCGACTCAGGATCACGTCGATATGCGGTTCAACTCTGCTGAACTGACCCTCGACACTGATAGCGTGGATGATGTTGCCCGTTTCAGCAAGCGGTACATCCAGCCTGCCATGTCGGTTCTGGCTTCCGGTATCGAAGGTGATTTCCTTGCCTACGCTTCCAAAGCCGTCGCCAACACTGCCGGTACTGCCGGTACGGCGATCAACTCGCTGGTTGCCCCCGGCGCTGCGCGTGCCAAAATGAATCAAGCCCTTGCCCCCAAAGGTGAGCGGTACATTCAGATGGACAGCGTGACGATGGGCGCTCTGGTCAATGGCGTGGCGGCTTACTTCAACCCGTCCAATGCCATTTCGGAGCAATACCGCGAAGGTCTGGTTGCCCGTACCTCGATGGCTGACTACTACGAGAACGAGCGGATTTGGTCGATGACCACTGGCGACGATGCTGCTGGTGCCATTGACGAAGCCGCCGCAACCAATTTCGTTCAGGGCGCTACCACGCTTCACGTCGATGCGCTTGGCACCACGCTGTATGCCGGTCAAGTCTTTACGATTGCCGGTATCTATGACTGCCATCCTGAGACGAAAGCGGCCTATCCGCACCTGAAGCAGTTCGTCCTGACTGCCACGCCGACCATTGCTGGCAACGAAGCTGATCTGACTTTCTCCCCGGCCATCTACACGACCGGCGCGAAGAAGAACGTTTCGACTTCTACCGGTGCGGACATCACTTGGACTTACACGGCCCAAGACGGCGCGGTTGTCACTTTCCTCGGCGCGACCAGCTCGACCTACATGCAGCCCTTGATGTATCACAAGGATGCGTTCCAGTTCGTGTCTGCCGACCTGCCGCTGATGGATGACGCCCATAAGTGTACCCGCAAGGTGCAAGATGGCCTGTCGCTGCGCTGCTGGATCGCGTCCGACATCCGTAACGATGAACTGCTCATGCGTATTGACATTCTGTACGGCTTTGCTGCACTCCGTCCCGAATGGGCTTGCCGCATGATCGGCTCGGCGGCTGCTTAACCACAAGGGGCCGGATAACTCCGGCCCCGATCAATCTTTACGAAAGGAAAGAAGATGGCTACTTACGAACGTCTTGATTATGGCTCTCCTGATGGGTGCCAAGTTGGCGGGGCTGCTGCTGACAAGGTTGGTTTTTATGGTGCTACGCCAGTTGTCCAGCGTGCCACGGCAACGACCCATACCACAACCAACGTCGTCACTTCGGCGTCATTCGGCACTCTGCAAGTCGCACAGATTCAGGAGATTCAGAATACCCTGATTGCCCTAGGCATCTGGGCGGCGTAATGCAACAACGCCTGCTGCACGTTGGATGCGGCGGCGATTCGATTCCAGCCTGGTTAAGTCAGTACGACGAAATCAGGCTGGACATCGACCCATCACACAATCCGCATATCGTTGCGGATATGGTTTCATTGGGCGACATTGGCCCGTTCGACGCTGTATATTGCAGTCATGCGTTGGAACATCTTTACCCTCACGACGTTGGAATTGCGCTGCATGAGTTCAAGCGCGTCTTGAATGATGGTGGTGCGGTAATAGTTTTCGTGCCTGATCTTGAGGATGTTAGAGCAACAGATGACGTTCTATTCCATGCTCCAGCCGGGCCTATTACGGGATTAGACCTGATCTACGGATACCGTAAGATGCTAAAGGACAAGCCATATATGGCGCACAGGACTGGCTTCACCAGCGCCACACTTCACAAAGCATTCACTGATGCGGGATTCACAAAAGCCGCAGTAACCAGGCTATCTGACTACGCGATGATGGGGGTTGGTGTCAAATGACAGACAAGAAGAAAAAGGTTGTATTGTGCGTCCCTACATTAACACGGCCTTATCAACAAACCCTAGATAGCATAAGGGACTCAATACCAGCTCTGGATGCTGCTGGATACGAACACTATATGGTTAGCGAAATAGGGAATCCGTACATAAATGGGGCCAGAGCGGCAATGCTAAGGAAGGCGCTCGACATAAAGGCCGACATAATTGTGTTCATTGACCATGACGTTTCTTGGAAACCTGATGATCTGATTAAGCTGATACAGACAGATGGGGACGTTGTTGCAGGTTTGTACCGATTCAAGACGCCGGAAGAAGTGCGTTATATGGGTGTTCTGGATGATGACAAGGACGGAATGCCACAAGTTCGTGAGGATGGGTGCATTAAGGCAACCTTAGTCCCTGCTGGATTTATGAAGATCACACGGAATACAGTCAATAGATTTATGCAAGCCGACCCACATCTGATGTACGGTGAGGCGTGCAATCCATCGGTTGATTTGTTCAATTTCGGGGCGCACAAAGGAGCTTTTTGGGGAGAGGACTATTCATTTTGCCGGAACTGGAGGGATGCAGGCGGAGAAATCTGGATCGTCCCTGATTTGAGTCTTACACACCATTCGACAGATCAATCCTTTCCGGGCAATTACCATCAATTCCTGCTGGCTCAACCAGGCGGGAGCAACTTCAAGGAGTAAAAAATGCCCTTCATGTCACACCCTGAACATGGGTATCACCAAGCAACCGACGCGGAAGTGCCAGAAATGGTTAAAAATGGGTGGAAATTGGACGTACACCCGCATGACCCTATAAGGCGGAAAGAGGTTGCAATAGAAGAAAATAATGCTACAATTCAGTCACAGCCAGAGCCAAAGCGCAAGGTTGGACGACCGCCTAAAGCGGATAGCGGCGTTGTAATTTAGGATGAGCGATGGCTTCGACTGCTCAGACAATCATCAACAGGGCTTTACGGCTGATTGGCGCAATCAGCTCCGGCGAATCCCCTACTACTGACGAATCCAACGATGGGCTGACAGCACTCAACGCCATGCTCGAATCATGGCAGCTTGATCGCCTTACCGTATTCGCCTTCCAAGACAAAACCTTCACGCTGGTAGCCTCTGACGGCTCCATCACGCTTGGCGCTGCTGGAAACATTACCACGCGCCCGGATCGCATCGAGTCGGTTCATATCACCGCTGGCGACACAGACTATCCTGTGGAGATGGTTACTGCTGACAAGTGGTACTCCATCGCAAGCAAGACGGTAGAGAGCGACATCCCTGAGTACGGCTACTACGAGCCTAGCTACCCGCTTGGCGTGCTTAACCTGTGGCCCGTTCCTAGCGCCGCCAATACCCTGCACGTCATTATGTGGACGCCATTCACAGCGTTTGCTGCGCTATCCACTACTGTTTCCCTGCCGCCCGGATACGAGCGTGCAATGGCGTACAACTTGGCGATTGACATTGCGCCGGAGTACGAGAAGAAGGTATCCGACGAGGTTGCCAAAGTTGCTAACGACTCGCTTGCTGCTATACGGCGCGGTAACAACAGGCCGATGTCGGCGGGGACTGATTTGCCGTACCTTGTTGGCGGTGGGCGCAGGTCTAATATTGTTGCGGATACGCCGTGAGACTGCAACTAGCCACACTACTCCGTTCGCGTGATGGCGAGGTTACGAGCGATAGTGGCTTGGTGAATGCTTATGCGGAAATTGAGAATCCGAATATCTGCTACAAACGTGCAGGATGCGATGAATATCTGGATTTGCAGTCGTTCGGGACAACTCCTTGGACAGCACAAGGGTTGTTCAATTACGGTGGTGATGTCTATTCAGTGGTTGATGATGTGCTTATAAAGAACGCAGCGACTTCATACGCGACATGAGATACCCACTTAT